CTTAATTTTATTATAATTAGGGGTTGTACTGTACTGTATATAGTATAGGTAGGGTCTATAAAGAGAATCAGAAAGGATTTTAGATATGACCGACATTTACACAAACCGCGCAAACATCCGTAACATCCACAAGATGAACGATATGTCTGACGCAGATCTTTTATCTTTGGTCGCCCTCAACGAAAAGATCGCGGCAGAACACCGTGAGCCTTTCGGTAGCCTTATCGCGGCAGCTTCTGCCAGCGCCATCGCCGCAGAGGCTTTTCGTTTCTACGAAGGGCGCAACTAATCGGGGGCTACGGCTCCCCCACTACCACCACTTAGAAAGGACTACCCAAATGTTTACACGTTACACAATCACCGTTATCGAAACTCTTAGCGATCAAGAGGGCAACAGCCACACAGGTCAAAAAGCTCACTTTGAAGATATGCGCCACGGTTACTTGCGGTCTTCCGAAATCCCAAGGACAATCTTCGCCACTACTGAAGAAGCTGAAGAGATGATCGAAACTCTGCCAGTTAGCTTTTGCGGTAAGTACAACAAGAAATATGAGTACGCTGTAGAGGCCATCGATTACACCCACGCCAATCATCACGGCTACAGCGACAGCAATCCTTTTGAGATCGTGCGTGTTGTCTCCGACAAGACAATCGAACTGCGCTCCATGAGTGCGGAACGCGCAGCCGACTGGAAGCCAGAAATTGTTGCTGGTGGCTTCTCTGGACACTGCACAAACAATGGCAACCAGAGCAAGGCATGGGTCATCAAGTCAGATCCAGAAGGCTATACAGTTCGCGCCCGTCTTCAAAAGAATGGCTCTTGGAAAAGCAGCCACGGGCGTCACAGCCTGCATACTGCGGCCATCAAGCATTACGATTATAACTTTTAACCAAAGGGGCTACGGCCCCGACACTACCACCACTTAGAAAGGACTACCCAAATGAAACTAACAAAAATTGAACTTCGTCTTATGATTGACGAGCTAAAAGAATCTATCACCAATTGGGATAGCCTGATTGGCTTTGAGGCCAGCGATGGTGAAACCGAAGTCTTAAGAGGAGTTAAACTTAAACTCGAAAGAGAATTGAATAGACAACAAAGCCAAAGTTGGGCGCTTATGTCAAAACCTTAATAGAAAGGGGCTTCGGCCCCTTTACCAATTTATTTTTTAAAGTGACGCCACGTCAAAGGGAATCTTTTCGGGGGTTCATACGTCTACATAGTATAGGCATTAGAAAGGGACTACCAAATGGCAAATTCACAAGGCTTTCCATCATCAGAGGCAATGCTGGAGCATATGCTCGAAGGCAACCTAATCTCGCTCATCGAAGCGATGAACATGTTTGGCGTCTGCAATCCAGCAGCAGTGCTAACAAAGCTCCGTAAGGATGGGTTCATAATCCACTCTCAAAGAGTACCAATGACTAAGATCATTGTACGCATGAACAAGTACATGGTTATGAAGCCGCCAGCAGATCTCCCTCACAGGGAATGCCTGATGATGGAATACTGGATCTCAAAGTAACGATCTAGGGGGGCTACGGCTCCCCTTAATCTTTTTTTAATATAGGGCTTGTACTATACTGTATATAGTAATACTAAGATTGTAGATTTAGAAAGGGCGAAAAAAATGACACATTTCCAAGTAACTCACACTGAGACAGGAACTACTGATAGCTTCAAAGGCGATGACAAAAGAATTGTAGTTATCAATGCTTACAAAAAATGGGTCGACGCAAAGCTAATCAATCCTACCAGCAAAGAGTTTACAGCTACAAAAATTGCTAAAGCTAAAAAATCTACTAAAGCAAACAGAGAATATACCTGCTCTTGCTGTGCATCAACTATCCTCAAAGGTGACAGCTACTTTAAGAAAAGTGTTAGACTTGGCTCTTCAAAGAAAGATTCAATCGAATGCATCAAAGGTATCCCAACAATCATATCTCACGGATATACTTTCACTGATAAGATCTGTGTTGAGTGTGAGACAAATAAATAATTAATTTTTAGAAAGGAATACGAAATGGATGATTTACAAAAATATCACAGGGGCCGTGAGGCGGCTACAAATGAAGTTGATGAGCCTAACTTTGACGTAGATCAGGCTATCGCATCTTTTGACTATGACCCTCCTGACAACCCGTTTCAGCGTGGCTATCTTCGTGGTCTTATTAAATCAGGTTACGCTACAGTATCGTCTGATTGGGATGGGGTTTTAGTATGACACTAGCCGTATCGCACTGCCCAAAATGCAAAACAAAACTACAAGCAAAGGACAGCCGAATGCACATCGCCTACGGCTTCCTAACAATCAAAAGACGCAGAGTATGCAAAACCTGCAATTTCAGGGTAACTACCATTGAGCTACCTCTGGACGTAGGCAATTCAATATTTAAAGAGGAGGAATAAATGATAATCAAGTCGTGGAAGTTTCGAGGCTTTGATAAAGATATGCCCGATTGGGTTCAAGAGAACTCAGGCAAGCGACTGGGTAATCAAAACTTGTTCGTCTACACACAAGAGGGCGAACTGCCCTGCAAGTTAGGTGAGTGGGTCGCAATAAGTCTGCGGGGCCACCTCACAATCCACCCAGATAAGCCACACTCAGCAGTGCTAATGGTAGGCAAGGAAGTGATGGCTGGTGTAGCCTTTACTGTCTGCGCTCTCGCATTTGTTGTAATAATGCTGGCGATGTGATGGAGGATTTCAATGTAAAAATCACCGTCAGAAATAATAGATTGCTACAGGCAGTTCTCAAAAAATATGAATCCGTAGCAGACTTGTCGCGAAAAATGGGTCGTAGTCAGGGGGCAGTTAACGCTCTTGTCGCTATGAAAACCAAACCCATTACCGAAAAAGGATGGACTAATCTCGCGTCCGATGTAGCCGCAATGGTTGAAAAAGAACCAGAACAGCTTTGGCCAGAACATCTCCAAGACATCAGGCTGTCAACGTCCACGTCAGAATTTACCATCGATATGGAGGGCGTGAAACAAATAATGTCGGATAAATCAGCAGAGAAAATGATAGCCCACTCACAAGTGTTGCAGCAACTTGATACTCGACTAAACGACACGCAGAAAAAAGTAATAGATATGCGCTTCTATCAAGAGATGACCCTAGAAGAAACTGGAAAAGTTTTAGGCTTGAGCAGGGAGCGCGTAAGGCAGATCGAATGCAAATCTCTAAGAAGAATGAGATATGATGCCAGAACTCAAGGTTACTTAAAACCAGTAAACAAAAACAATAGAAACATATGGGCAAAATTAGAAAAAACCGACGAAGGGTGTGAACTTTTTGAATAAATATTGTCATAATGCTGGCGATGTGATAACCCACAAATACTGCTCGACGTAGGCTGGGGCCACCTGAACCCACACTACCTCGCAA